TATGCCACAGTATGAAGGTTTCAACGTGACCTCCTCGGAACGTGTTGGGAAAAAATATAAGGCGGTAGATGATGACGGCAATGAGATTCACTTTGGTGCTGAAGGCTATCGGATTAAGCCCGGCACGGATGCAGGGAATTCTTACTGTGCTCGTAGTGCTGGCATCCCTTCTGAGAAAGGCTCGGCGAATTGGTGGGCTCGGCAGCTTTGGAGCTGCGAGGGCAAAAGGTCAGTAAGCGACAAACCTTTTTTTGGTAAAATCGAATTGCCTTAATATATTTGTCCTGTTTCATAGATAAGTTAAGGCTTAGGAAATGACTGCAAGCGACGGCAGTCATTTTTTTTTGCGCAATTCGTAACGACTGCATATCTTTGCAATTCTATGATGATGTAGTGAGTGCCAACTTTATCGGCACAAAGTAGGCGCAACCTTCCGGCCTAATAACTGAAGGAACTTCCAAACTACATTTCAATCATGTCTATATCTCGCATTCTATCGGAGTGTCCTAATGTGCAAATGTCACTTAGCGAGCTCTTCATCGAAGTTGGTCAGCGTGAGCAACTTCCTTTTCTTGAGTTCTTACTTTCACCTGAGAACGCAAAACTTATCCGCACTGAGGTTTCTCCAGGAGGCGGAAAATTAAAAACCGTTCAAGCACGTTGGATTCAGCGTTTGCCTGAGACCGAAGTTGAAGAGGGTGGTGACATCCTTGCTTGTACTTCGACCAACACTTATGGTGACAGCACAACTACTTACACAGTAGATACGACTGACACTTACACTGCATCACAGCTTATCAATGCTGCTGACATCGCTCGCCATTGCCAAGAGAATTCTCGCTATGTGCTTGAGTCAGTTATGCGTTTGATGGATGTGATTGACCGCAAGGTAGCTTCTGCTGCTGCTGTTCAAGCTGTTGCTGACATCGGAAAGTGGGGTACTGATGTAGAAGGTTTCTACACTGTAACTGGTGACTGCTTGGAGATTGCTACAATGAACGGCACAACTGAGCCGAATCCATTTGCAATCGCTGACATTCAGCAGGCAACTCGCATGGCTAACTATCCGGGCGCACCAGTTGCTTTCGGTGGTGCTGCAATGCAGCGTTATGCTAATGCAATGGCTGCTGGCTGCTGCTCACAGTATGGTCTTGACCTTCTTGCAATCACTCAGCAGAATGGTTTCGGCTTTGCTTACGATTCACGTTTGGCTGCTGCACAAGGTGATCAGAACTCAGCGTTGGTAACTACTGCCGGAGCAATCCAGTGGTTGTCTTTCAACCTTGCTGATTGGAACACTGGCATCACTCCTGTTGCTGGATCAAACTACTCTAAGACTTTGGTGTTCACACCTGCTGGAGTTCCTGTTGATTTGACCATGAAGGATGATTGCGGTAACTTGTCAATCGTGTTGACTACAACTGGCAAAGTTGTGACTCTTCCAACTGACATTTACGAATCAGCTGACAAGTTCGCTGGTGTTAACTACGTGAACTGCGTTTCTATCGTAAACCCGTAATCGGGTCGGTAGGTTTACTCTCGCAAGCCGATGAGGACTTATTGACCCAAGACGGATTAGATAATCTAACCACGCAATAAAGGGAGGGCTTCGTGCCCTCCTTTTTTTTATCTTTGTAAAAACTAAAGAGATGTGCATTGAATCACTACTCGGATTGAGAGGCTGCGAATCACCAGAGCCATCGACTGGACTCTATATCGATGACCTCGGAATCAACCAAACATTCTTAGGGCAACTTATCACGGACCAATACAACAATGGCGTTGAGCTGTTCGAAGATAAGCGTGCCTTTGCATGGCGCAAGATATCGTCTGATGTGCTTACTAAACTCAGCCCGATGATGAAGAGCGACACTGTGATTGAGAACAAGCGTGTTGGACAAGTTGTGTCCAATTACTCCAATGTGCAGACTGCTTTGGGTGCCGGCAACTATGGTGGCATCAGGTTGAAGATTGACCCGAATACGGTTAGCTATCTGAACTTCTATCTTGCAGATATCAACCTGGCAATTGCATCGACCAATACCAATGTGCCGGTCTTGATTTTCGATATGACCACAGGCAAGTTGATTCAATCGCTCACTTATGCGGAGGGTGCATTGGATCAATTCATCGGCAAGACACTCACCTCAGCAAAGCGCAAGCTTGACATTGCGATTGTGTATGAGTCAACCATGAACACCGTCAAGTTCACGCCAAAGAAGGGCACTTGCACAAGCTGCGGAGGCGGTCCAAAAGAATCGCATATCTGCCCTTTCGTGGATGCAATCGGGATTGAACTCACTACTGATGGTACGAATGTGCTGACAAGTAGCAGCTCGAAGTATACCACAGGCATGAGCCTTACATATAGCATTAACTGCGACCGACAAGGATGGATGTGCTCAATAGGTGGGCTGATGGCCTTACCGCTTGCATATGCAACCGCTGTTGAGATTTACAACTATGCACTCACAGTGAGCCCGAATCAAAGGGTGAATACAACTGTGATTGTGAATAGGGGGCAGAACAAGGCGGAGTTGATGGATGGAATCATGGCCGCACGAGACATCGCAGCTACACGCTACGGCGAAGAGCTTGGAGCGATGTTGCAGAACATGCGCCTGCCTGATGACACGCATTGCTGGGATTGCAGAAAGAATATGAAGTACGTCACAGCACTTCCATAACATGCCGACTCCTGCTGAAATTCAAAAGAACCTCGACATCTTGTATGAGGGATGGACATCGAAGTTCACTCCTTTGTACGTGGCGGTTCGCGAATTGAAGCGTATCATGTTCAAGCGAATCTTTGGCACTGGCTCAAGCGGAGGGACCAACACAGCAGGCGAGAAATTGCCGACCAAGCCATATAGCACAAAGCCGATTTATGTCAGTCCAAGAGCTTTGGCATCAGCACCAAGCAAATACAAGGTGGGCAAACGTGGCGAGCCAATTGAATCGCTTTACTTCCCAGGTGGATATGCGGAGCTGAAAAAAGGAACATCTCGCAAGCTTCCTCTGGAGTTGACTGGCAAGTTGAAGGGCGGATTCTTGACATCAGAGGTGATCACTGAAGGACTCGAGGCAGCCATCACAGTGCCAGCATCCGAGCTTGGCAAGATTGAAGGATTAGAAACCAAGTACGGCACCATCTTCCTGCCAACCAAGGAAGAGCAAGAGGCAATGCTTGAAGAGCATGCACAGCTATTAGTTGAGCAAATCATAAACGCAATGAACAAATCATGAATCTACTTTCTACCATACTTGACAGACTCAACCAACGCATTGAAGTCGGCAATATCTTCGACAAGATATACGGCCTCAGCGAGCTTGTAGGCGAAGGCAATGACAAAGCGTGGGCTTATTACATTGGCAATGGTCAAGCCGTTCCTGTGACCGACTTTGATGCGAAACAGGGCACATTGTTCTGGGCCAAGCGTGGGAAGATCACAGTGGCCAAGAATGACTCTTTGAGATTGGCTGGTTGCAAGTCTATCTATGAGACACGCTTCAGCATGACGGCCTACGCAATGGTTCGCAAATCGCATTTACCTTGCGACTCTGCCGATGCGCAGGACTGGGTGGCATCAAGGGTGCTGAGGTTAATCAGCGGAACGGATCCGCAATTCAAGACCGCAATTGGTGTCATCGCTTATGAGGTTGTGCCCAATGGCTACCAGAATGAGATCCGTTACTTGCCGGTTAATTATGAATGGGCCGCTGTGGCAATTGATGTGGATGTGAATGTCAGCACCTCAAGCGAGGACGGCTGCTATGATACTTGCGCAACTGGAGATATTCCACTCCCAGACTTCGAGCCATGCACGCCGTGCTTGACCGAGGTTGCTGTGGATGGCATTACAATTGTCGGAAATGGTACACCTGAAGACCCGTTGATTGCTATTGGTGGTGGTCCAGGTGGTAGTTTAACCGTGCGCGATGAGGGTACTATTGTGGCTTCAGGCGTTGTAAATATGAACTTTCGCGGCGGTGCTGTGAATGCGAATAGTAGTACACCCGGCTCGGTTAATATCGATGTTCAAGAAGTGCAATTGACGGAAGGCACTGGCATTGATATAACTGGTACATATCCGAGCTTCACAATTGCCAATACGCTGCCCGACCAAACGGTGGTGCTTACTGAAGGTGCTGGCATTGATATAACTGGAGCGTATCCAAACTTCACAATTGATAACACCGCCCCCGACCAAGTCGTAAGCCTTACAGCAGGCACGGGAATAAACACAAGCGGAACGTACCCAAACTTCACAATTGATAACACAGCCCCCGACCAAATTGTATCGCTAACAGCTGGTGCGGATATATCAATAAGCGGCACTTATCCGAGCTTCACCATTGCAAGCACGGCAGCAACGGGAATGCAAGGCGGTCAAGCAAGCGGAACAGATACCTACACCGTAAGCATTCCGGGCGTTACTTCATACAACCTCAACGATGCTTATGCGATAGGTTTCACTAACGCCAACACGGGAGCTTCTACGCTTAACATCAACGGGCTTGGGGCGGTAAACATTGCAAAGAATAACACCGTGCCAATTATTGGCGGCGATATTCAAGCAAACCAGCAATTTATCGCAATCTATGACGGCACGAACTTCCAAATATTGGGCATTGCACCGAATCAAATGTTTGCCTATGTAACGAATGCCGATAGCGTTACAATCAACCGAGGGCAGCCAGTTTATTCATTCGGAGCAACCGGCGACCGCATGACTGTGAAGCTCGCAAATAACAGTTCAGAGGCTACATCTTCGCGAACGTTAGGGCTTGTATTTAGCAGCTCAATCGGAGCGAATCAAAAAGGTTTTATAATTACTCAGGGCGTAATTGATGGGCTGAACACTAACGCATATAGCCCCGGCGATGTGCTTTACGTTGGCAATACGGCAGGCACGCTTACAAACGTGCTGCCATTAGCACCGAGGCACTACACGCGAGTAGGGATTGTTGAGCGTGCGAATACAGGCAATGGGCAGATTTATGTTCATGTGCAAAACGGCTTCCAGCTCGATGAGCTTTCGGATGTGGATATCACAACCGTAACGCCTGCAAATAATGACTTTTTAGTTTACACTACGGGTACAAATAACCTTTGGAAGAATCGCTCGCTCGGCAATGTGTTAGGCGGTAGCACCTCGCAGTATGTACGTGGAAACGGAACGCTTGCAACCTTTCCGCTACTGATTTACAAAGACCTAAACAATCAAACGGCGGTAACAGGAAACACCAACAATAATAAAGTTGTGAGCGTGTTGATTCCTGCCAACACGATAACAGTTGGAAACATTATCGAATTCAAGGCAAGGTTAGGGAAGACGGGAGGGGCAGGGTTTATGACATTAAGGATTTATGCGAATACTGCCGATTCAATTGTAACTCCTGCACCTACCTTATTGATGTCATCATCGACAAATAACATCAATCAAACCTATCAAGCTATTGACAGAAATGCGATTGTTAAAAGTGCAACTGTTACTCAAACCCTTCAGTCAATTGCAACCTCGGTTCAGAACGATGCGGTTGTAGCACAAGCATCACTAACCAATTCTAACATCGATTGGACGGTTAACCAGTATCTCATTTTCGCAATTCAGAACGGCGCGAATGGAGATTCGACTGTTCTGTCATACTATCAAATTGAAATCAAATGACAAACGTAAACATCACATCGAAAAATATCGAGTTCACCTCAACGGGCTTGCCGTGGCTTAATCTAATCGAGCCGCGCTGGGAGGCTGTGGATGAAACATCCTTTCACGTAATAACTGAGCAAGGTGTGTACTGCATCACAGTAACAGAACACAAACTAAATGCGCAAAAGTTTAAGAGTTCTGAAGATGCGTTAACGTATCTGAATAATTTGTAAATTTGTAAAAACTAACCAACTATGGCAGGCGTTAAAGTAACCGATTTAACCCCGTTAGGCACGGCAGCACCAACGGATATCATGTACATCGTGGATACAACTGCGAACCAATCAAGAAAGATTGAGGTGCAAGATATCTATTCAGGTATGCCACAGTTTAGTAGTGGAAACTACACGCCAACAATAAGCGGTGCGAATGATTGCACTCCTACGGTATTGCGTGCGCTTTATAGCCGTGTAGATAACATCGTAACGATGAGTATTTACTTTGATGTTGATTTAGACCCCACATTTACAACAGGCAGCTTCAATATTAGCCCACCAGTTGGTTCAACTTTCACAAGCCCTCGCGATGCCTTTGGGGTTATAACGCCAATTACAAACCCGTTTTCTGAATTAATTAGTACAATAGTTGCAGCCGATACTGCTTCAAATCAAATTAGTATAGTGGTTGAGGTTTCAGTACCAGATGCTACAATTACCGTAGTTGCCAACATCCAATACATCATTCTCTAAATGCGCAGCACCTCGCTTCTCGGTCTGAACCTGATTAAGAAGTACGAGGGCTTGCGGCTTAGTTCCTACCTCTGCCCTGCTGGAGTGCCGACAATTGGATATGGCAGCACTCGCTACCCGAACGGCAAGAAGATTCTACTCGGTGAAAAGCTCGCAAGCGAAAAGGAAGCAACGCAGCTTTTACTCGCCACGCTTTCGCCCTATGAGGATGCGGTAAATAAGCACCTACCGAATTTGAATCAATGCCAGTTCGATGCTTTGGTAGCATTCAGCTACAACGTTGGCACGGGTGCATTAATAAAATCCACATTGCTAAAGAAAGCCAAAGCAAACGCAGCTGACCCTTCGATATTGGATGAGTTCCTGAAGTGGAACAAGGCAGGCGGCAAAGTGCTTACAGGGCTAACCAATCGCAGGCGCGAAGAGGCGAATCTGTATTTCTCACTTTGTAATTTCTAAGCCTTATTTGCCCCAACGTTCGGGCTGCTTTCGCGTAATTTAACCTATGCGAAAACGTGCTACCAAACCGAGGCGAATCATTGACATCATTGTTAAGCATTGGCGTAGCACAATCGGAAGCCTTATGATATTAGTTTCAATCTTTCTACTAATCTTTAAAGTCATATCCACCGAAACACTTGCGGCAATTGTAGCAACTCTAATCGCCGCAGGGTACATACCAAAAGCCAAAGACGATGCAGCAAGTTCGTAGGGATACAATAAAGACCGTGCGCCATAACAAGGTGAACATCGACACCATAAGCTGGGAGGCGGCTAATGCTGATACAAGCTTCGCCCAGGCTAACCGCGAAAGCTTCGAGGCTGTCATGGCACAACCGAAAGCAAAGCCCGAAATAGTTTTAACCGCATTCGACACTATTCAGCCCTGCGATGTATCTTTGTTAGCAGCCCCAACGTACTACACCGCGAAACCTCAGCCCGTAAGAAATACCCAAGATTTGGAGATGCCTATGAACTACGATATACTTTTAAACGGCATTGTGTTCAGCTTCACTCTGTGGATGTCGGCAAAGTACCTTATGACTTGCGGTGCTGCATGGTCAAATCTTTTGCAGGACTTACGTAAAGAATTGGCCTAAAAGTTCAATCCTTGCCTTATCTTTGCGATATGGCAAGCCTGCACATCCTTGAGTCGAGCATCGACCTCTTCTATGTGATCACCGATAAGGATGGCAATATCGTCACCTCCAATGATTTGTTCAAGGAGTACAGCAGCCATATTAAGCCTGGCAACATATTGGACATTGCGGCCAACGATTCCGATCGCGATGAGTTGCTGAGTGCAATCAGGAAGTCGCAGAAGAAAGCACCGGACCCGATTCGCACCTATGCCAAGACAAAACAGAAGATGGCTTCTGAGCGTTACAACATGTGGAATATTTATTCCATTGTTGATATGCTGCACTTCATCGGGATTCAACTTGTCGATGTTACTTCCATAAGCAACCATGAGCATGAACGCCAGAAGATTCTTCTGGAAGAGTTCCGTTTCATGCTATCTCACGAACTTCGCCAGCCATTGACTTCAATCGGTGGCTTGGTCAAGATGATGATTGAGCACGACAATGCAACGGATCAGGAGCGCAATGATGTGATGAAGATGCTTGCAAATAGCGTTGATAAGCTTGATGATGTGATTCGGCTGTTAGTTAAGAAAGCAACCAGGCAAATATGAACAACCTACCGGCTACCGATTGCGAATGCGATGAGCGACTTGTAAAGGTGCTGGCTGTTTATATTGCAGAAAAAGCTATGCCGCTGAAGGTGGCGGCTGATATCTTGCTCAATGAATTGCGCAATAAGGATGAGTATATCAAAAGACTTAACGAACTAATCAAATGCACCAGAGCAACATCAGCACACTGAGCCTGTTGGCAATCTGCTTATTCATTTTGCTGCTATTGCTTCGCACATGCGGTGCGTTAGCCGAGGCCGAAAGCAATGCCATGTATCTTGATTCGCTGAACTCGGAGTATACAGTGCGCATCGCAAGGGATAGTTCCAGAATCCACAGCCAAGCCGTCCAACTCGCGGAGGCTGGCACCAAGCTGCGAGCCTTGCAGCTGCGAGAGCCTGAAGTGGTGGTGCGGTACCAGACGCGGACCAAGATTAAAACCGAGCTGCAACTTGCGGAACCGGTCTACATCGACAGCTTTCCGCACTTGCGCCTGCCGAGATCATTCAGCCGAGAGGGGAAGTTCCTTCAGATAGGTGGCTCAATAAACCGCTTAGGAAGGCTTCAAATCGATTCTATTATCATTCCGGTAAGTTATACCGTTGCAATTGGAGATACGCTGCGTAAGGGCTTCTTTTCGCGTAAGCGTGACAAGGTGGTTCGCCTTGGAATAGATAATCCATACGTAAGCGTCACAGGAATGCACAACGTGATTG